CCACCAACAACAGTACCCTCAACACAAGAGTTATCATCAACATTAGACCTTGTTGGTGCTGGGGGAACATAATGATGGTGATGATCGTGTCTCCTTGGTCTATTCTTACAGGGAACTTTTACTCGTTCCTTATAAGACTTCACATATCCAGGATTTTTCATTGTCCCTGGTACATATTCTTCACGATAAACAGTCTTAAAGCATTTTTCTTGGTGTGACCATCCTGGTTGGCTGGTTCTGGGTCCACCAGCATATGCTGCCGTAGGAGTGAGAGCAATGATTGTAGCAAGAAAGAGTTTCATGATTAAAAAAGTGGATAATGTATATAGTGCGAGTGGGGGGACTTGAACCCCCACGACCTTAACAGTCAACAGATTTTAAGTCTGGTGCGTCTACCGATTCCGCCACACTCGCAAGAAATCAGGGATATCCATTAGGATAATATTCCCTGTATACATTAGCTTCGTCATCATCTAATGCCATCTCAACTTCTTCATCCAGAACCCAAGAGTTTTCACTCTCAAGAAACTCTACGACTTTATCAAAGAGTTCAGGTGGGAAGTCATCAATAAACATACCCCAAGTGCCTGGATTTTCATCATCACCGTCAGGTTCCCAAGTGCAATACTTGATGTCATTACGGTAGATTTCAAACAAGAAGTCAAACATATTAGATTGATCTTCTTCAGTGTGGCAATAGATTTTTAGATTATTCAGTCTCATAAGTCGGAGGATTCAAGCGACAATACTCATTGAAGATGATCTTCATCTCCTTGTTGGTCAGATTGCAGTTCTTCGCTGCTTTGGGTAAATTCCATTTCGCTGCGAATAACATTTCCATAGATTGTCGAGTTTCTGGCCTCATAATCGTAGCACTCTAAAATTTCCTTGTAAAGATTTGATGAATATATGTTCATTGTGTAATTGGGTCTGCAAAAGCAATCTCGTCAGTAAGAACATTCTGACAGAGTTCTAGAACAGACATAAACTGATCTACCGTGTCACATTCTACGGTCTTGGTCTCTCCTTCACTGGAATACAGATAGAAACTCCGAGTAGAGGGGTCAACAACACAGCGAGTCAGGAAGTCGTCTTCGTTCATGGGATGGTTTTCTCAACATGGCTAATATAGTTCAAAATGATCCGATGGTCAACAGGTGGTGGACAGTTCAAGAACTGGTCTATCAGAACGGAGGCAGTTGATCCATTGCGTCTAATGCATCATCAATTTCATCGATTTTATCGTCATTTGTTCTCATCTGCCATTGATATGACCAGATAGAAATCAGTTCTTTAACTCTTTTATCTCTTATATTTGACGATCCATTACTAAAAGTTGTTATTCCGCTAGCTCCTCTTCTTTCATCATTAATATCATCGGTGAGAGATTCAAAATTATTGTCAAAACTATTGCAAGTTCCTCCACCAGTATAATATGTTGTATTATTTGTGTTGTCATACGCATAAATGTATCCGATACGAGCACTTCCTGCGCTCACATCTACAGCGTTATGAATGGAACCTCCATTTCCATTATTATTAACAATTCTTCCATTCTCTGCAAGATATGCCGTGACACCTACTCCAAGGTTATTAGAGGGAGAAATTGTTACATAACTTGTATCTGCTCTTGGATCTTGCCCGATACTATTCCCATCTTCAAGGTCATCAAATTGAAAAGCACGAAGCATATCAGCATATAAAGGTGCTCGTGCAATGTTTGTAGTTATTCCATCTCCTCGATCTTGACTTACAATCTCTATTCCACCCCTGTAAATGTGATCATCGATATCAGAATTCAAGGTAGCAGTGAATCTAGTGGCGTTAGTGGCCAATCCACAATTTGTACTGTTATAAAGGTCAGTATATGCTGCCCCAATAGTTCTCTTATCATCATTGATGGCAATGATACGATCCAACATCAATAAATCAATATCCTCAATCGCTTCTCTAAATGTTGGAGGCCTTGTGGTTCCAATACCAATTGAAGTCTCAAGTCTTTGATTAATTGTTGTAAGACCAACTTTCTCTTTTGTTAAAGTCTCTCTTACAAATAGATTATCAGCATTTGCCATTATAATTACAACGATTTTTAATTATTTATTAGTGCTTCATTGGATCTAGTGCATTATGATTCCATTCTCCGAGTGGAATTGGTTCTCCCTGAAACATCATATGAACTAATCCTCTCTGATATTCTTCGATCGTCACAACATAAAATAATGATTCAAATATTCCTTGTTTCTGCAATTTTGCAATTCTATGAACACCATCCTCTAACAGATATCCATTTTCATATTTAAGAACAATACCAGGATAAGATGTATCTACTTGATCAACATTAGCAGGATTTGCAGGGGGATAACAAATATCCTGGTGCATGATCATGACAGGTTTTCTATCATCAGTAACAAATTTGTAGCAGGTCATAATTCCATCCATTGTGAGGGGTGTGTAGATCCTTGATGGTGTTTATAATGTTCTGGTTTCAAGGTAACACGAACATCTCCAGCAATTACAAGTCTTTCTTCAGTTCTTCTTCCATGCTTCATTGTTGCATGAAGAAGATTGCTGGGAAACAGTAATACAGTTCCCTCTTGTGGTGTAATTGTATAGTGATTGCAGTTATAACGATTGAATCCTAACAAAGTATTATTTCCTTGTGCAGTTTCAAATAAACCACCAGATATTTCATTTCTATTCTCTGACTGGCTTACACAGAACTTATCAGAAGATTCATTTGTATGCACATAATATACGAAACTAATGTTAGATTCATTATGAAAATGTGCTGGTACAGAGGGAGTTTCATCATCTTTATGATACCCCACCCAAGATTTTGTCACATAATAATCTAACAATTCATGATTCACATTTAAGTGTCTCATGTAATTATCAATATTGGTTCTCAGATCTTTGAAAAATGGTTTACAATAATCTTTCTCGTGTGCAAAGATTCTACCAGAATATTCTGGACTCTCATTTTCATATCCATTGAACCAATATTCACGGAGAACATCAATGTGCTTTTTCATGTAATTGTGAGAGTCTACAGATCCCTGATAGACAATCAGAGGAAATACCTCATGTACCTTGTTCACTTAATTCCATTAATCGTATATTCTCCATTATCACCTGGATAGTCATCTGGTGTCAAGCCTTGATATTCTGGAATATTTCTTTCTGTATCTTTTCTTTCTCCATATACAACAAAACTACAATTGATTGGTCCACCACTAGCATTTTTTACAATGATTTTCTTGCCCCACTCAATTTTTTCTACAAAAAGTTCTTGATAGCATCCGATTGGAGTGAGAGAAACATCAATTGTTTCAGCATCTACGAGTCCCGACCAGTAATCTGGAACTTCAATTACATTAGAATCCTTTAACTTACCACGATGGTATACATCTGCACGAGGACCCTCAAGACAAATATATCTAAGTCTATGTCCTTCCTTAGTTGGGTGAGAGATATCAAATGATTTCTTTGAACTGGCAAGTGCTTTGTTAGCATTAATTGCAGATGCAACATCACCAACACCAGATAAACTTACATTACCGAGTGCATTAATAAAACCAGTTGCAACAATGTTACCAATAGCATTAATATCACCGTTAAAGAATGTCTGAGAGACATTACAGGTAAGGGATGCAAGGTTCCCTACACTGGACTCAAGAATAATATTCTGAACATCATTTCCAGTAGCATGGAAGTAACTATAATTACCTGCACTTTGGAAAAACAAAACACCAATATCGGTGAGGTTAAATGATGGCCCTTCGGTTGGTAATTGTTCATGCCAATTAGGTTCGGAATCATCAAAAGTGAAGTTTCCATCACTGGGACCAGTAAATGTCCCATAATCCTTAAAATCAAAAATATCTGCCATGATGTCAACCCTCCAACTTCAGTCTCTCAATGTCTTTTCTTTCTGCAAAAATATGATAGTAGCAATCAATTGGCATACCACCTTTTGCTTGTAAGTATACTTTATTGTCTCCGATTCTCTTAATGATAATGTCTTGGTGTGCTCCAATTGCAGTCAGAGAAACGGTAATGCTCAGTTCTTCTACGAGACCTGTCCAATACTCTGGTAAGTATATCACATTAGTACCAGTGAGTCTACCTCTAAAATAGACACCGTTTTCTGGACCCTCTAAACAGGAGTGATAGAGTTTTTTGTTTGGTTTTGTTGGGTGAGGAATGACAAAGTTCTTCACCTTTGCCATAAGAACTTCACAATATACGACTTTTGCCTTTACTAGTTTAGCAGAGAGAAGAGTATCTACTTTTAAAAATCCTGCAACTCTAGCATATGTTTTTACAAGTAACTGATAGAAAGGGATTGGTTTCATATCAGAATTTGTTGTGGGACCAGCCATGACTGTTCCCAATTCTGTAGGACTCGGTGCGGAGAAAGAACCAGGATCACCAACAATTTCTGGACCTTCTACATACGCAGAACCACGAACCTCTGTTGGACCTCTTCCAAAGATCTCTGGATTTCCATCACCGACAAAAAATCTCTTACCTACAGCAATATCATCAAACTCTATAGACATAGTTTTTATGCGGCGTATCTATTATCAACGAGTTCCTGAGAACTCTGTCCACCATATTTAGATGGGTTCTTAGCAGATGAATTTGTGGCACACTTTGCCAACCCAAAATATAATTTTGCTGATGTATCAAAAGAAATTTCTCCTACACCACTAGAAAGAAATCTAGCAGAGCTCTTTGCATTACATACGATACTCTTTGAATTTAAATTGATTGACTCATTTGAGCGAATATTAATTGTTCCTCTTTCATTATTTGGACCTTGAGCAATGATGTCAACATCCAATGCTTCCATTCTGATTCTGCCATTACTTGCTTTGATGACAATATCACCATTCTTTGCTTCAAGCATGTACGCAATATCATCACCAGCGACATTATCGCCACATTTTATCTGATAAACTGCTGGACACCTACTTGATGTCCATCCAGGACGAGTGCCGTCTTTATCTAATGATATGTAATGGAGAGGATCTGAAGCCTGAAGCATCACATCAGAGATCACATCTCCTTTCAGATCTGCACTGCCAGAATGGATATGACCGAATTTAATGTCACCATCCTTCTGACCGTATTCAACTGTATGGTAATTCTTTTTCTGTGACATTTACTTATGGTTTATAGTATTTAATATCCACCATATCCACCTCCACCGCCGCCAGGGGATGGTGAGGGACTTGGAGATGGTGCAGGTGATGGAGTAGGACTTGGTGCAGGCGAAGGAGCAGGTGCAGGTGCAGGTGACGGAACAGGACTTGGTGCTGGTGTTGGAGTGGTGGTTGTTGTAGTTGGAGTTGTAGTTGCAACCTCTGTCATAACCTCACTTGTCTGTGGATTAGGAGATGAAGCTACTGATGGTGTGATTGGAGCAACATAAGTATTACTTCTAGTCGCATTTTTTAAACTTTCTTCTCTTGTATCATAGATGAAACTGTGTGAGATTGGTGTATGTCTTGCACCAACCATCTTTCTTCCTTTATGACTGTGGAATGGTCCGAAATATGGACGACCATCAACAAATCCAACAGGAACAAGGCCCACACAATCAGTAACTTGCATAACAGATACACCTTCTGGAAGTTCTGGAGGTGTGAGTGCGTTAATATTACCTTGCTCATCGGAACCAAATCTGACAAACTCAAATACTGGTATAAGTTTTGCATTAGTTCCTACTTCAGAATCGACATAAATTGTAGGAACTGTATCGAATCCTTCGCCTTTACTTATTACATCAACACCAACAACTTTTCCAAATGATCCAAATATTGGTCTGAGTTCTGCACCATAGTTTGGACTAATAACAATTTGATCATTCACATCATAGTTAATTCCAGTATTTTGAATAAAAATCTCTTTCAGTCTAATAATTACAGGATATTGGCCAGTAGCAGATCCAGGTTCACTGCCAGAAATGAAGTTAATTCCTTTCACAGGAACTGTTGATGTTAAACTTCCAAATGTGTTTATCTGAACTGGTTTTGTTGGTCCTGCACCAGCAATAGTTTGCATTACTTGACCATTCTGAATAACATCAGCAAAAGTTCCCTCTGGAAGTGCAACAGTATCTCCAGGCCCAACTTCAAATGTTGTTCCTGGTGCAACGGCAGTATATCCTGGTATCTGACTAATATCAATTGGACCACTAATTGTTTTATTTGTATCGACCATGGGATCTGTCAAGAACAGTTGTCCTTGTGTTGATCCTGCTCCAATAACTGGAATATTAATTGTAACTTGGGCGTCAGTTCCAACTGCTCCACTAAAATCAGAAATGGTTGTAATTCCACTAAGAGATATATTTGCTGGTGCGTTCGATATTGTAATCAATTGACCTGGAATCACTTTTCCAGTAACACTTGTCACATTGGTAATGGTATTACTTCCAGCATCAATGTCTCCAATAAAAGATCCAGAATTTGCTCCTGCATTACCATTAAATCCAAATATGGGGTTTGGTGAATCGGTCTCTCCAACCAATATACCAAATACAACCTCTTCACCTAGACCCTCACCTCCCAACTTCTTATCGATGGTTATGTTTGGATCGACAGAATCAATCGTTGTTGTTCCACCGGGAATTGTCACATTTTTTGCTGGACCATTAATTACAATAGTTACACCAATACCAGCTTCAGGAACTCCTGGTCCTGTTGGATTTAAAAGTATTGATGATCCTGGATTTACAAATGCTGCAAATGTATTTCCAATTCCACTATATTTTTTAGTCTTAAATTTAGCTACAGTATCACCAGGATTACTAAGAGTTCCTCCAGCACCATAAGTAGATCCGTCTGGAGCAGAAAGATATCCATTTCCAGGTTCAATTGGGACTACCTGGATAACCTGACCGTTTTCATTGATAATTGATTTTAAATTAGCACCACTGCCTTTATAACTTGGATCACTAACAATTACTTTCGGTGGAGTCTTATATCCAGATCCGTATGATGTTAAATCAACACCCATAATTGATCCGGTGGCATCAATCACAGCGTTACCTGATGCACCTTGTCCTTTGCCGCCCTGGAATTTTATAGTTGGTGGTCCAGATTTCTGTGGTCCTGTGGGGCAAGTTGGTGCCTCTGGTGGCAATCCAGATCCAGCAGCAATTCCATCAAGAAGACCACCGAGTCCTGAAGATGGTGATCCTAAAGAAGCAGCACCGCTCCATGGAGACCAAGCTAAAACACCAGGTTCTTCGGAATTTTCATCACAACTAAAGAACTCAAGAACACCAGAAATTATATCTAATGCTGCGGTAGGAGGTGAGAATGCCGTAGCCATTTCACCAACACTCAATATTGATTGAATCGCTCCTAGGGCAGTTCCAATTGCCGAAGTAATTTGACCGACGATATTACCCATGAGAGCACCCATGAAGTTCTCGACAGCACACATTGGAGCATTAACATACTCTTCAACTAATTCACCGAGAAGAGGACCGATAAGAGAACCAAGTTGACCAATAATTTTTTGTATAACACAACCTAAAGTATCTGTTGCTTTCTCTTGTACTTGTTGAAGTTGTGGTCTCTCGTTTGGCATTAAGAGAGAAGTTACATCTTTTACCTTTGAATTAACTTCATTAACGACAAATCCTCTAACTCTAGCAAGAATAGACTTAATGAATCCTGCAATGATACCAGTAACTTTGTCTACTTCACTTTGCAGTCCAGATAGAAAGTTGGGAGTTGTTGTCGATGCTCCCATTGAGTATTGCTGCAGACTCATTTTCAATCTATTAATGAATCTAAGAAGACCTTGAATCGCAGCCTGAACACCTTGCATCTCAGAGGTGTTATCGTCTTCTTTTGGTTTTGCTAGAGAAGTTACATCACCACCATCATCTGCTTGCATAGAGTCAGATATAGATCCCCTCCTAGGATCAGTAGATTCATCTGATGGCAGACTGTTTGGAGATGATGTTTGATCTTTCTGTGCAATATCTACAGGTGCAGCTTTCCCTTTATATCCGCTTCTTGCTCCAAATCCTTTCTCAGGATCTTTTCCTTCTAATGCAGTCTGAGCATTGTTGCCCAGAACACCCATAATTACAGGTTGCTGTGCCTCAAATCCATCTTTGAAGAATCCAAGAACATAGTTTCCCTGTTGGATGTTTGGAGTCTGGTGTGATCCAGCATGACCACTTCCAGCAGTGATGGGATACATAACTTCCGCCATAGGAAGTTGTTCATCAGCTTGAAGTTCTTTGTCTTCAGTCTGATTACCAAAAATCCTAACTTTGTATCTGTATCCCCAACCCTCGACCTCATCGGTATCTTTATATAACTCTGGATTGACGTTATCTTGCCAGGTTGATGAGTCAACTACTTGGCCTAACCACCAGTAGAATCCGTTCGTGCCAAGAGTTCCACTATCAAAACTCACTTCTATCAGTCCTCGTAAATTCTACACTCGTCCGCTTCGGGATATTCATCGCAATACATTTCAAATGAAGTGGGATCATGATGATCCTCTGGATGTTCTTTATGATAACGCTCAAGATGCTCTAGTTCATCGGCAGTATGCCGACGCATCTGTGGCGAAATTGTTGGGTCTTCAAGGATACGCTTATCCTTCTCAATATGATCTTCGATTGATTTTTCCATTTTTTACCTTCCGAATGAGTCTCTTATTAGTATGAATTTTGAATACGACGCCTTAGGAGTAAGGTTATGACAAAGTTCCGCTATAATATATATCCCACTATTTTTCTCGCTTGGGCTCTTGGTGCCCTCTGCAGCAGATGGATCTGGGAAATCGCAGAACAATTTATCTCCTACTTTAAGATCCACAAATCCACCAGTCGTGATTGTAAGTTGGATACTCATCAATTGATCATATCTCATTGATGATTGTGCTGTCACATCCTGATAACTGAGGTTCTCCTCTGTTGCAGTCTTAAGTTGTGCTTTGAGATCAGAACCTTTTGGTAAAGTTCCGATGTCTTGGATTTGTGAGAAAAATCTTGATGGATATTGTGTGAACTCAGTGTTTACTAGTTTTGAAGCAAACTCTGTTCCAGCAAATTTTAATCCTCCTTCAGTGTCTTCTGATGTAAGTGGTGTTTCTTGATATTCGTTATCAAATGGATTGAATGATTGTAACTCATTATTATAGTTACCCATCATCATTGATTTTTCTACGTCAACTGTCTTGTTCATCGTATACGAAATTATCTTACCATCGTATCCCTCTGGTGTCTGATATGTGTCAGTATATATTAACTTTTTCACATAGTCTTCTCCTTCAAACAAGGTGTCAATAGCAATAAAATTAAATCCCTCTTTGTTTTCAAAGAACAAATATCCTGCAGACTTACCAGGATTAGAACCAATTCCTTTCTTAGCCAGGGTAACACACCAATAGAATGGTGTTCTTCCATTTCCCCAGAAACTATATTCATTGACTGTATCTGGATTGATATTGATGGGTTTATCCGTTCCGAGTCCATTTGGAAGTGGATCAGTCAATATTGAGTTTACAGAATCAGATATTTTTCCGTCATATCTCTTTCTGATAGATGCTTGTCTTTGATTCAATATTTCTTTAGAGACTAGCTCCATGGTAAATCCAGTTGTCTGAGTTCCTTCATCATCTGGACTTACTTTATCGATGAACATTGTCATCTCTTGAGTATTTTCTAAAGCATCTTCGGTTTCTATTTCTACTTGTTCTCCTCCACCAGTATTCAACTCTGTCATAAGGTTGGAAGTATCTCCCTCTTTTCCAAAGAAACTCCCGTCCTCTCCTCTTTGCCCTCCACGATATCCAGCATCCTGTCCTTTTACAACAACTCGTCTTGAGTTATCAAAAATACTTTCATAGTAATAATATTGTGTGATAGAACCAGAAATATCAACAGGTTCTCCACCACCATTTGGTGTTATCTCAAACTTTTTAATATTACCTTTGTCAGTAGGAAGCTTAGGACAACTCATTAACCAGCACCAGCAGATAAGTTAGAATATGCATTTATATTTACCCCATCAGAACTACCCCCTCCACCGAGAGGAAGTGGCATAATTACAGACTCACCAGGCATTTTCTTCTCTACAATTATAGTTTTAACAATGATTTGAGGTCCAGAATCACCATCTTCATAAGGAGCATAATCACTGATGCTTGCAGTATCTGACTTTCTAGATCCAATAGATCCACCACCTTGATATGCAATATGAACATGATCTGAGTGACCAGATGGTTCATTACCTTCGTGTAAAAACTCTACAGGACTTACTCCTTTGCTTGAGTTAAATTCATTGATCGCTGCAATAATTTTTGTTTGATCATCAGTTCCGCTTTCTCCATTTCTCTTGAATAAATTTGGACCCCATCCTCCAATATCAAGAGCTCTTGCTCCTTGAGACTCATAGTGTAAAGAATTTGCAGAGTGACCAGACTCTGCTGGCCAAGGTGGATGTTCTGGATGTTGATGAGTTCCTGATCCATAATTACCGAGACCCTTAGCATCTAAGAAACGACCAAGTTCTCCCGCGAGTTTAGATCCTTCTCCTCGCTCTCTAGATCCTACATCAGCAGTAGACATATCTGATGAATCAACATCAGGAGATCCAGACCCAGACGATGCCTTTGCAACCTCTGCTTCATATACTTTAGTAGCTTCAGCACCAGATTGTTTAGGAAAAGATAGACTTGCTCTACTACTTGTTCCAGTATCTATGATGCCTGCTTCATCGTTTCTTCTCCAACTATTAAGACCACCATCATGTTTTGCTAGAGTATTTCTGAAATAGTCAGAAACTGGTTTGTAATTACCATCTTCCGTTGCTTTTGTAACCAAATCAGCTAAAGTACCACCAAGACTTCCATAATTAAAAACTTTAGATTCAAGTGCTGCTTTTACATTATCAGGAACCTTAGCGTATGTAGAAGCTGGAACTTCTCTTAAAAGTCTATCTCTATGTTCTTTGATGTGTTGTTGTTTAATGTATAACGCTTCTTCTTCGGTAATTGTTTGTCCCATTTGAACAGAACCAGAAAGACGGAATCCTTTTGGATAATATGTTGCACCCATTCCAATAGTTGGAATACCCTTGGAATCTTTGTAAGCTTCTGTTCTGAGTCCCTCATAATCTTTTAAAAGTCTTGCAAGAGTAGATTCAAAGTCACTTCCCATGGTGATACCACCAGAACTCTTACTAGTCTTTTTATCATCACCACCTCCACCATCTGTTGCCTTTTTAGGTCCAAAACCAAAGAAATCTTTTAATCCACCCAATATACTGTCAAATGGACCTGGTTCATTTTCCTTCATGGTTTCTGCAAGATTCATTGCATTAAACACATTTGGAACTTTATTATCAACAGCAGTCTCAAGATAACGAGAAAGAACAACCTGATACTGTTCCGGATCAGTTGCTAATAAAGCACCTGTGGCAGAGTCCCTTTCACCAGCAATTGTTCCTGGACCGTAAGTAGATCCAAAAACTTCGCCACCAGTTTGCATCGCACTGGCAGATAAGAGACCCGTCAGAGATCCTTGATTTACCTGATCAACCGTAGCAAAATCGTTTAATGCGACAATGTTTGTAGAGAATGATTGTAGCATCGACTTCTCTGGCCTTTGACCCAAGAGAAGATCAATTGCGGATCCCATGATGGAACCGATGAGAGGAATACGCTTCATCTCATCAGATGCCGCTGCCAAATAACCAACAGTCTTCTTATTAAAACCAGCCTTTACTAACTTTTCTGGTCCACCAATATCTTTTCCTATCTTTACCTTATCTGGTTTCTTTGTGGAGGTTTTAAATGTAGTTCTTTCTAGTTTTTTCTCGACATTAGTTTCAGTATCACCAACTGGACCACCCTCTTCTTTCTTTTCTACTTCATTTTGCTTATCAAAATCAAATACATTAAAAGTGATAGCATCAAAAAATCCACCAGTTGCTCTTTTTGATCCTTCTACGACTCCTCCAACTGCATTTCCAACAATGCTCTTCGCAAAATTAAATATTGCTTCTGCAATTTTACCACCTTGCTTCAATGAGTCAAAGAGTAACCCACCAGGATTTAAAATATAGGTAACAAATTTAAATACACCACCACTAATATTTTTGATAAGATCAAATAATCCCCCACCAAACACCCAGTCAAAGATTGCTTTTGCACCTTTACCCACTCCAGTGAATATTCCTAAAATATCCTTACCTAATTGAGCACCAGCCTCCTTAAGACCTCCACCAAAGAACAGTGTTCCTAATAAATTGCCAACATAATCACCAATAAAACCACCAAGAATCGTCCCTAGGACAGGAATAGGAATGAGTGTTCCAAGAGCACCACCAATTGTAGTTCCAATTCCAGCAAATAATGCCTTCCCAATCGGTTCTCCACTCATTAATGCGAGAACAGCACTAATTATGCCACCGATAACAGGAACTTTAATAAATTTACCAATCTTACCTAATGATGCAAGTGCTTTGACTCCACCTCTTCCTCCAATTTTATCGGCAACAGTTGTGGCACCTTTTCTGATTGCATTTGTTGCTCTAGATCTACCAAACTTTCCGCCAAGATTCTTTACAGCATCCTTTCCGAATCTCTTTTCTGCTGCATCTCTACCGAATCTACTTGCAAATCTTCTTGCTGCAGCAGGAGAAGTTGTTCTGGTTTGACCTACACCTTTACCACCAATACCTGTAGTTTTTGGACCACGGCCACCACGACCAAAAGAATCTCCACCTCCACCACCAATGGATGCCATTCCTGCAATGATGGCAATGTTAGCAAATGTAGTAAATGCAGATAATAATCCTTCAAATTTTTCGAGTGCTTCCTCTCCGCCTATATTTTCGATTGCACCCTTAGCCCAATCAATCGGTTTCTTTGCGATAACAAGGAATGAAGAGAATGCATCAATTAAAAATATACCCGTATTTGCAAAGAAATCAATAACAGGAGGAATGAATTTGACTAATTCCAACAATTGTGGAATAAAAGGAACAAGTCGATATGCAACGAATCCAGCAATGAATGCTTTGATTCGATCCATGATACTCATGGGAACATTCATCTTCCCACCACCAGACTTCTCTTTCTTATCGTCTTCCTTCTTCGCTTCTAATTCTTCTTCTTGCTCTGCTCTCTTTCGGTTCTCTTCAGACTTTCTTCTTTGCTTCAGTAAAATTGATTCATTCTTAAATGTGGTCTTCAGTATCTTATGAATACTGATTACCGTATCCTTAATTACTAGAATGTCATCATCACCTTTTGCTGTATCTTCATTGACCTCAGCAAGTTTAGGAACTGGAGCAAGAACTGAAGTATTTTTTGGTGCAGCAGATCCTCTTGGAACAAGAGAAGATGATGGTTCGGAATATCTTCTACGATCATCTTTCTTCTTTTGCTCTTTCTCACCACCTTTGGCAAGAAGTTTTCTTCCAATATTAACTGCCTTTCCAGTTTTGGTTGCCTTTCCTAAGAGTGCTAACATTTATCAGCCTCCCTCGTTGATTCCGTAGATCATTTTATTTCTTGCCTTTGTGGCATTAGAAAGCATTGGAATACTTGGAGGATTATTTCCAGCCATTTCCATACCACCAGAAGTACCACCACCACCAGAGCTCTGAACAGTTGGTGGAAGATTAGTAATCATTGGTTTTTTCTGTGGTGCTTCGGGTGGTTTTAATTTCACATTCTTCTCTCCCATTTTAGCAGGAGTAGAATTTGGATCAGTGTTTGCAACCACCTTATCTAGTTGATCCGGACCACCAAGTTTCTGAACGGATTCTTTTGGAAAAACATATTCACCAGGTTCTCCCTTGATCAATTGTCTATCAGCAGTTTCGCCTTTTATATTGTCTCCACTTCCTTCTTTTATTTCACCACCTTCAAAGGTTTTTGCTTTTGATGGAATTATGGAAGATTTTGGATCAACTACTTTCTTCACTTCAGCAGCACTAGCATCTGCATATGTATTTTTAAGTTTACCGAGCAACTTCTTAGCGTAAGCACCTTCTCCATGCTTAGCATCATAATCAGCAATTCTCTGAGGATCAGTTGACTTCATCAACTGTGCATGTCTTGCATTAATTGATTCTTTTTTCTGTTGATGCTCTTCTGCTTTTGCAAATGCTTCTTGCTCAGTTTTCTTATAATCTTTGGGTAATGATGCAATAGATGCTTTTGCACCAGCTTTCATATTCTTCATGGCATTTTGATATGCCTTTGCTCCAGATCTTGTATTTGGAAAGTCTGCTCTTTTGATCTCAGAACCCATCGGTTTGTTAAGATCAATTACTTCACTGCTTCCTGCAAGTTGGAATGTGCTCTTTACTTTCTCCTTTTTGCCTTCTTTTTCTTTTAACTTTTTAAATTCTTCAAATCTGATAGGATCTTTATCAGTAAAAAGATCACCAGCTACTTTTTCATGTAGAGGATGATTTGGATCATCAAAAGCCTGTTGATACTCTGCAAATAAAGGATCATCCTGAACTGATTTTTTTGGACTCTTGAGTCCCATTAATTTTTGTTGGCTCTGCTTTAACTTTTCTTTCTTATCAGCAAGATTATCAAGATCTTTTTGTTCTTGTGCTGTTGGTTTTCCAATGTTACCATCGACTATTTTTTTCTCACCGCCAAGCATTCCAAATATAGATAATGGATTTTCAATAGCACCCATTACCTTATTAACAGCACCAACAAATCCACCACCAGATTCTTCTTTCTGGTTGGTTCCCATACCAGTAATACCACGAATCAACCCACCAAGACCCAACATATCGGGCACACCACCTTTCTTTGTAGTCTTAATATCTGGTGGTAAAGTTCCAGATCTCTTGGCATCCATTTCTGTCAAAGCCTTCTGGGTGGCAGCAGGGAGATTTTCTCTACCAACTACTTGTCCTGAAGAAATTTTCTTTATCTCTTTTTCCTCTTTTTTCTCCTCTTTTATATCTTTACTTCTTTGTCTCAATAACTTTTTATTCTCCCTGTTGGAAGCACTAGTTCCTTCTTTACTATGGTCATGATTAGATTCGTACCCACCAACCATACCACCTGAGGAGAATGCAGGAAGGACAAGTCCACCACCAGATGCTGCTTGTACCTTTGCAGTTTTTGGTTTGTTTGCTCCCGCACCGCCAAACAATTTATTCAGACCCAGGAAGTGATCAGCACCAACTGCATCAACCGTTTCTTTATTGATAACAATTTCACCAGGACGAACCGCAATCATTTGCGTATCTGGACCTGCACCTGATATCTTTTCACCAGATTTTTGACTAATTGCATCGAAATAGTTTGATCCTACTGCAGAAGCTGCCTCTTTATTGATAACGATATCACCAGCATTAGCAGAAATTAATTGTGTATCAACACCAGCTCCTTTAATGTCAGTTCCACTATTTCCAGTAATATCCTTTGCAGGACCTTTACCAAGATTCATGAAGGTATCACTAATACCTTTTTCATTTAAGAAGTTTGTAAATCCACCAAGTAACTCTTCCCCCTTAATTATTCCTAATTTAGCGAGAGGATGTTGCATTAGCAAATCACTAATGCCCTTTTCATCCATAAAGTTTTTAATTCCACCTAATGCATTACCAGCAAAATCCATTGCTACATTACCAAGACCTCTTTCTTTGATTGATGATCCAAGGGAAAGAGCACCTTGTGCCATCCCTGCAGGAGTCAGTTGAGAAAGGTTTGGAATCATTCCACCTTTATCAAATCCGAGCATATCTCCACTAATTGGAGCACCTGTTGTTCCACCAAAGTCTTGAGTATCATCTAGTTGAGTCTTTCCTTCTGCTGCTCTTTCTGGATCATTTGATGGTGTTTGGGATTGCATGATGCCACCAATGGCAGCACCACCAACGACACCAATAGCTGCAGCAGCTACCGGATTTTTCGCAACAAACTTAAGGAGTTTAGGTACTGCGAACTTAAGAAGTCTTGCAGTCATCTTCACTGCAACACCAATCAATTTTCTTATAATTCTACCAAATCCTGTTCCAAATAGTAAGAAACCTCCTAAAATTGCAGGAGCAAAATCAGTTAAGAATTCAATTAGACTATCAACTTTTTCTTTGTTATCTGGATCAGAGAACCATTCTAAGAACTTATATAAAAATCTTCCTGCAATCAGGGCGACAAGACCACTGACAATTCTATCAAATAAACTCTTGACAGGAGCAACGGCTTTTTCTAATACTTTAAGTCCAAGATTTGGTTTCTTCTCTTCTAACTCATCTTCTCTTTTTGATCTTCTTGCTTTTTGTGCTCTACTTCTTTCCGTCTCAGCAGAATCCTTCAACTGATCGTTTCTCTTTTCAAGAAGATTCTTGATTGAAACAACAGTTTCTCTTATCTTTACAATATCGTCTACTTTTTTCTTTCTTGGTGCTTTTTCTGCTTTAGGTTCTTCTGTAGGTGTCTTAAAAGCAGAACCAGTCAGGAGTTTAGAAGGTTTAACTACGCTCTTCTGGAAATCTTGTACACTAATTTTCTTCGTCTTTATCTTAAATCTACCAGTCTTTCTCTTTACTCTTCTAAATTCTTCTGTAATAATTTCTGATTCCTCAGTAGGAATCTGACTCTTTGCCATTCGAGCAGCAGCCATTCTCTCCTTGAGGAGAGTCATGTATGTCTTATAATCAATATCAAAAGTATCATCCAATCCAAGGAGATTGAGGATTCTTTCATCAATCTCCTCATCCACCAAATCGTCTTGACGAGCTCCTTCGTAAACAGCTAACGCAGATTCTCTGCTTGCCTCTTCCCTTATGCTGTTTATTAGGTCATCGAGATCAGGTGGCATTTTGTTGTGCTTTTAACTTTTCGTTTTCTAGATGTTCCTTAAGTAAGGCGACATAGATATCCCTTTCCCACGGTATCAAGTTTTCAATCTCAGTCAAACTATATTTATGGTACTGAATCAAAGCAAAATTCAGTTTGTAGTAACTTTCAAGATCGATGTGAGCGAGGGCTACGCGAAAAAACTTGACAGTCCTTCCAGAACAACTTCACTCTCAACTTTCGTGTTAGGATTCTTGACGGTAAGTGTATGAGAAAGTTTTGGCATTGTATTGAAGAATTCCTCAATGCTCTTAAATTGAGTTGAGTTCATCTGCTCAAGAAATTCTGTCATTTCTTTCTTGGTCACATCACCACACTCCCAAACTTCCTCTTGATTGTAAATCTTATCAATACAAGATGCAATCAGAGTAAATGATTGATCCATTGTATCTTTTGTTGATGCACCAGCAAAATCAAAGTTGTTCTTAATGAATTGATCAAGTGAAGGATACTTCATCTCAATCATCAGTTGATCATCAACCTTGATTTTATTGTTGTGATCATCAGATTTCTTGACTTCAATCTCGTCGATATTAATTTTCGTAGGAACTTGAGTGGTTCCATCATCAGGACAAATGATATTTACATCAACTTCTTCTCCAACTGACTTTCCACGAATGTTCAGGAAGAGATATTCAATATCAAAGGTCGGTAGAGATTCTACTTTGATTCCCTTTGTCTTCACACAGTTTTTGATGACTGTTTTAATTGCGGATGTAATTTGCTTTGTATCTTCACTCTCCAATGCAAGCAAAAGAACTTTCTCTTCTTTAACCAAAAAAGGTCTGTATTCTACTTCTTGGCCAGTCGAAGGAAGTTCAAGATTGTAATATGGAGTACTAATTTTTGGTAAAGGCATAATGTTCTATACAAATCAGTAATATTATTTAGATGGGTAAAATGAGGTTATTTACTTAGAATAAGTTCTCAAGAGTAATGGGACTATTGAATGGGTTTGGAGATTCATCAATTTCTCCCGCAGAGTTATTTCCGAAGACAGAGAAGTCGAACTGAGACTCCCCTCCTATTCTTGCTCTGAGATATCTGGTATACGAGAAAGATACAGTCAGTTTGAGTAACTGTGATGCATCATAACTCACAGGCATTGAATTCAATGCAATAGGAAATGCTTGGACGAAACGATATACTGTTCTTTGAGGTTTATCGTCTCTCAGATCCTTTTCAAATTTAGATATGAACAGACTGTCTATTTTATATTGATCTGGAAAATTAACTCGGTAATTATAGTTTCTATCTTGTGTAAAAAATCCATCTCCCAACGATGCAGTGGCACCACCTCTTCCTCTTTCTCCTTCACCAGCAATATAGTTCATCCATCTATCAAACAATTCTATCATATAATGTCCGTGATCAACATAGAATGTAAGATCTATCGTGCCATCATATTGCTTTCTATATGCCATTTTTTCACTGACACCAGTGAAGTCATCAGTTACATCATGAGTTGCAAAAGTGGATCCTGGCAATGATGCTTCACTACATGCAAGAGTCAAATATTGTTGCTTATCTGAATCAAGAGTTGCATTATATCTTGATAAAAATTCACCAACAGTTGAGTTTAAACTCATTGCAACTTCATAGTTTGAAGTTGTTGCAGGCCTCATGATCTTTGATTTTAACTCAAATACCCTCTTATTTCTAGGTCTAGGGGACTGTGGCATTTTAAGTATAAATATTTTGTTAGTTATATAGTATGTAGTTAAGATGGCTGGATCATATAAAAGTAGATATTATCCATCTTTTCCGAAAAAATATAAAGGAAATCCAAATAACATAATATGTAGAAGTAATTGGGAGAGAAAATTCTGTCAGTACTGCGATCTAAACGAAAATGTGATAGAATGGGGATCAGAAGAATTCTTCATTCCATATCGCTCACCTTTAGACGACAGAATTCATCGTTATTTTCCCGACTTCTATATGAAAATAAAAGAAAACAGTGGTCGGATTAAAAGATATGTAATTGAAGTTAAACCATACAAGCAAACTATTCCTCCCACCAAAACAAAAAATAAAAAATCTCAAACTTACATTAGTGAAGTCAAAACCTATGCGGTTAATGATGCAAAATGGAAAGCTGCGAGAGAGTTTTGTGAAGATAGGATGTTGGAATTCAAAATTATCACAGAAAAAGAACTATTCTAATGCCACAGACCAACAAAGTAAATTACAATACCTCAAGAACAAATAGAATAGAAGAAGTTTACACAGATATTATCAATGCACAAGGTGCAGATGATAAAATGGAGATCATTATCGAAACTCTATCTGAAACTGAAGTAGTTCCGGAAGTTGGTAGAGCTTATACTTTTGTATATAATGCAAAAACAGCAGAGATTATTTACGATGAATTTCCGTTAATTGTATGTACTGATATTCAGAAGTGGGGATTTCGTGGATACAACTTTCATTGGGGAGAAATTAAGAATTATACTTGGAATGAAGTCGCTGGATATATGCACATAGTATACCCAGAAGAAATCGAAGTGTTAAAGACAATACCTTTTGCTAAATTCGTTAATAAATAAAAATACTGTAACTGTTGGTATAAATGGCAATACCGCAAGGATGGAACGAATCATCCGGTAAATATGTAAACGCACCATATTACCTGAACGGTGAAACTGGTGCCACACTTAAACTAAGCACGGATCCAAATACGGGAAACTTTACCGTGTCAGATGGAAATGGTAATCCAATTTATACGATAGAGGCTGATGGTGGAATCATAATATCAAATGCGACTGCCTTCAATAAGTTTTTTGAAGGAGAAGATGGTGGTGATGCTAATTTTGCCAAAGTTAATCAGTTTGTAAAAAAATCTACTCTTGATATTGCAGGAGATCTAGGGCAAGATATAAAACAAAACTTGGAAGAGCAGCAAGAATATAAGTCTCTGTCAAATACTGAAGTTAATAATCAGAATGAAAACAAGAATCAAAGCAATACTCCTACCAATCCAGATGGTACAATAAAAGGAGTAACTGGAAAAGGTGATACTGATGCCTCTGCCAGCGGAACAGGTCTTGTCTATCCATTAAGTCGAAGATCCGACCAAGACTACATCATGTTCACCTCTGTTGATCGTTGCAATAATGAATTTGAGAAGTGTACTCTTCCGATTCAAGGTGGAATCGCAGACAACAATGCAGTTGATTATGCTGGTGGCAAATTGAATCCAATACAAGCAGCTGCTACAAGTGCAATTTCCGATATTGTGGAGGGTAATGATATTAAGGAGAGTATTGAAACTGCAAAGGCGAACGTAGACAAAGATAAAACAGCCATTGGTAAAATGTTAGCTAATTTTACCGCAGCTGCTGCAGTTGGTGTCGATCAAGATGAACTGTTGTCAAGATTCAAGGGTGCAGTCATCAACCCCAACCTCCAACTACTTTTCAAAGGTCCAACTCTGAGACCATTTTCTTTTACCTTCACCCTATCCCCAAGAAGTGCAGCAGAAGCAAGGGTAGTGAGAAAAATCGTAAGATTCTTCAAATTCAACATGGCAATACAAAAAACTTCAGGGCAATTATTCCTTGCAGAACCAAGAACATTTAAAATACGATATGTGAACGGAGATTTTCCAGATAGTGATCATGCGGGTTTAAATAGAATAAAAAGATGTGCATTGCAGGCTTGCAATGTGGAGTATACTCCTGCAGGTACATATTCAAGATTTAATGATCAGGCAGGAACGATGACTCAATATAAGATAGGATTACAGTTCCAAGAAATTGATCCAATCTATTCCGAAGATTACACAAATCCAGAGTCCATAGGTTTCTAAAATGGCTGCACCTTATTTCAAGCAATTTCCAAATTTTCAATACAACGATAGAACTCCTGGCGGAAGCACAATTGGAGACTTTGTGGAGGTTAAAAACTTATTCAGGAAACTGAGTATTAGTGATTTTATATTCAGTAATGCAACCTTCTTCACAAAGTACACAATCAAAGGTGATGATAGACCAGATAATGTCGCATATGAAATCTACAATGATGCAACATTAGATTGGTTAGTTCTGACCATGAACAACATTTCTAATGTATTTGACGAATGGCCTCTGACAAATCAAAACTTTGAAAATTATTTGCTTAACAAGTATGGTTCTACAGAAAATATCTACGCTGTAAAACATTACGAAACAGAAGAAGTAACTGATTCTCAAGGAAAGGTAATCATTCCAGCAGGAAAAGTGGTTCCAGAGGACTTTTCAATTACCTTCTATGATGCTGGTCTTAAGACAGAGGTTTTAAAGACTCTTATTACTGATGAGATTACAAACTATGCGTATGAGCAAAGAATACAAGATCAGAAAAGATCTATATTCTTAATGAAACCAGAATACCTCACAGGAATTCTTGATGAAGTTAAAACTGAACTTAAGTACAAAAAAGGTGGGTCTCAGTACGTGAGCCCCACCATGAAGAAAGCAGACGATGCTAGACTTTTTAACTCTTAACTGTCAGCAAGTCGTTGGAAGTAACTGAGAGTTTCATCTTCTTCATCGCTAGCAGATGACTTAGGCATGATGTCCTCAGAGTTGAAGGACTCTTCCTTGACTGGTGCTGGACGACGAGACTCAAACTGAGGTGTATAGGACCCCCTAGAATCGTCCTCCTCCTGCACTTCCTCATCCATGGTAGGACGAGCAGCACCTTGACCCAGAACGGTCTTCAGACGCTTAGAGAGTTGCTCATAACTCTTGAACTTATCAGGAGCAACGATCTCCTTCAAAGAATACTCCTTGTTCCAGAGAGCTTCCAGAGCATCGTCATCATCCAGGAGAGGACCAACACGGTCGAACTCAGAAGAATCATAGTTCCAGTAACCTGCAACTTTCTTGATCTTCAGTTTGAAGTTAGCACCCTGCCAGAAATCGAAGGGATTGATAGGTTGCTCATCTTCAAACTCAGGTTGCATTGCTTCCATGATCTTGTCAAAGATCTTCTTACCGAACTTATAGAGGAAGACTTTACCCTCGTTATGAGGATTAGCAGAGTCCTTCACAACATAGATGTTAGAGTAGAAGTTCAGTTTACGCTTTTGGCGACGAACGGTGTCTTTGTCAGACTCAACACCGCTGTTCCAGAGTTCACGATTGTACTCGGAGACAGGATCTTTCTCTCCAATGGTAGTCAGAGAGTTTTCAATGTACCAGCCACCTTTGTCCTGAAAGGCGTGATGATACAGTTTTGCCCACGGCAGATCTTCCCCATTAGGAGCAGGAAGAAAACGAATAACAGCATATCCATTACCAGACTTATCGAGTTCTGGTTTCCAGAGACGTTCATCAACGTCATTACCCCCGGAACTCATCTTTTCTACTTCCTTCACCAACTTACTGGTGAGAGAACCGAGAGAGGATTGCTTTTTAAGATTTGAAAAGGACATAGGATTTTTAGGATTGATTGGATTTGGTTTGTGGACGACTTTATCTTACTCGTGGCAAGAAGGGATGTCAAGCCCTGTCTAGTTGTTCTTCCATCAGTTCGATCATCTCAGTCATCTTACTGAAAAGGAAATTCAAGTCTGTATCCGATGGAATTCCCATCATCATAGCAGATTTCATGATGTTTTCCTTCATTTTCTTCGCTTGTGGGTCATCAGACAACGAAAGACGAGCATAAAGGATTTTCTGCTTTTCAATCAGAGTTTTGAGAAGTTTCAAATGATCTAATTTGGCATCATCATCCATACTAGGAAAAGTAAAAACATTTTCATAGATGGTATCTTGTAGTTCTGCAATTTCTTGCATCTCTTGTTGGATAATTTCTGAGTCAAAAAACTTCATTTATTTTCTAAGATGATTTCTTTCAAGATTTTACGATATTTGAAAATATCGAGATTTAAGAACGATGAATATTTATCTATTCTCATGGAGATTAGTTGCCAAACTGGATCATTCAGTTTTTTGTCATAATCTCTCTTATATAGAAGTATTCTATCCAAAATTACAAGTGTCTCAATTGACACTTCTTTCTGAATATACTTTTTCACCAAAATTGGGTGCCTATTACTCTCAACCTTCAAAACATCATCAAACTTGTTCTCTTCAAAGAGTTTTGTTACCTCTTCTTTGAAGAAATAAGTGAGTGATTGCATTCTTTTTTGCCAATCAGTATATACCGACTCACCATTCTTGATAATATCTCCAATCCAGAGGCTTTGGGGATCAGTGCAAGAGATAAAGTTAGATACAAAAAATTCTACAACCTGTTTGTCGTCTTTTTGACGAGACAGTTTTTCAAAAAAGTACCTATCACGACGATTGTAAAATGCTTTAATCGTTGCTCTGGTTTTGCCAGCGTACTTATGATAGTCATACTTTTCTTTCGTGAAATGGTTTTTCAACGACAGATAAGAGGTATATGCTTGAAACGGCATCATTATAAAAAAGTAATAGGGCGTTTTTGGCCACGAATTTTTTTCCCGCCTTTTTTGGAATTAAAAGTCGATTTTCAAATGGGGAGCTTTGCTCTGGAACTCTTCTTCATGAAGTTAAGTTCGATTGCATTGCATTTGATCTTCTCTTTGAGTGGTTTCGTGATTAGTTTTGAAATAGATTCTATCTCAATGTTGTTCTTTTCGCAAAAGAATAGAACGGCATCAATATAATTCATCTCCTCGTTATCGAGGACGATCTTCTCAATTTCTTGACAGAATTTGGAAGGGCAATAGAATTTATTCTCGATTGCTTTTTCTACATTACTTTTCATACTGATTAAGTTTGTGTTGGACGAACTCTCTAATATACTCAGTAAGGAGATTGATGTATTTTTGTTTATCATATTGTTCATAGACGACGCATTCTCCATTTTCGCAGGACATAATAATTACAAGTTTTTTAACCATAACACCAGTAAGTTCGTACAGCATACAACCGTATGCCATTGCTTGAACGAAGTAATGTTCAATCCACTTTTCTGGTTTTGGTTTCTCCGATGTTTTAAAGTCAATGACAGCTAACTCGCCATCATATTCAGCAATACAGTCAACAGTCCCTGCTATCCCTAGTACCTCGCTATACAGGGACTTCTCTAGTGCTAATATATTATTTATCTTGTTTAATTCTGGTTTCGCAAGTCTAAACAGGACATCGGATAGTGGTTGTACGGTGGGAAGATCTTTGTTTTTAAGGTAATACTCTGTAAGAGTATGCATATCAGTGCCACGACTTGTGGCTCTTTTGGTTTTTCGATTCGCCTCCTTTTCCCCAACACGCTTTCTCCAATCTTCAAAGATCTTTCGATTGTGAAAACTAGTAACAGAGGTAATAGAGACGAATTTCTTCTTTTCTCCACCAGGAATATCGTAATATCTTACGCCATCAATGGTTTCTCTTGTTAGGGCAGGAAGGTCAATGTCAACATGATTAAAGATCATAAATTTTACAAATTAAGATTCATTTTTGCGACCAGATATTCTTTAACAATACCAGATCTTACGATATCATCAAGTCCAAACTCTACTAGTTCAAAAGATGGCATGATCCTGAGGATTTTCATGAAGTCATGAATACCATTCCTCTCATTAGATTTCTGTAAGTCTGTTTGTGTTGCATCACCACAGAAACAAATTTTAGAGTTTTCACCGACTCTTGTGATTATACTATCAAGCTCATGAAAGTTCAAGTTTTGATACTCATCGATGATAATAATTGCATTATCAAAAGTTGTACCACGAATAAAAGAGGTGGACCAGAAAGAAATAGTTTCCTGACTCTTCAAGTTTCCATAGAGCATCTCAAAATCAGAATCTGATGGCATCTGGAACATGTACTTAACCATGTTCTTGTATGGAATCTGATACAAGGAAGACTTATCCTCATGGTCTCCAGGAAGAAATCCAATTTCTCTCGTAGAAACAAGAGATCTTACGATGTAAATTTTCTCATAAGGTGATTCAGGATTAAAGACATCCATCAATGCATTAAAGAGAGTAATGAATGTCTTACCAGTTCCTGCAGCTCCATATGCAACTACATTCTTACCCTCAGCATAAGCATCAAAAAGTTTCTTTTGATTATCTGTAAGTGGTTCAATGTCAAGAAGAAAATCAGCATTAATTGGTTTTTTTCTCTTCATCTGCTTAGCAGTCATACCAACACCAATTGGTTGGTCATTCGTTCTTTTTCTTCTAGCCATATTAGAGAGTTTTTACTACAGATCCTGGTGCTTGTCCTGCTTTCCGCAGAACATCATTCCATCCAGGATTTTTTTGAATGAGTTTATTCTGCCAGTCTCCAACCTCTCCAGGTTGAGGGCAAGTAGAGGGATCAGACCAATCTCTTTGCCAGTCAGGATTGTCTTCTTTCCATTGATCCCACTCATGAACACTTAATTTTACATCTTTTTGTTCACCAGTTTCTTTGTGAATAACAGGATATGTAGGCATTCGTATCTACTCAATATTTTTTATTTAGTCCAGTCCATTGCCTCGGCAACGGCAGGGAATTGTTCGCAGAAGATTCTCTTGGCATCTAGTGCGATATCCATGTGCTCCTTCTGTGTGCCATTGGCCGAGCGCAAATCGATATAATGGATCCAAGACCTCACAGAACCAGTCATGTAGATTTTGGTGGGTACAGCGAGGGGAAGCACAAAACGAGCACACTCCTTTGCAATCGATGCATCAAGCATCTCTTGATATAATTTCATTCCTTCAGCAAAGTGCTTTTGCATTTTGATCTGGAACTCTTGACGGACAAACGGGTCAATATCATCAATAGAATTCTGGCGATTCTTGGTGTCTTGACGCCGTAGTTCAGGTAGAGGGATCGTCTCCGAGAGTAGGGAAGAATCAGCATAGCGTTGGGAAAACTCTTGATATGTGAACGAACGGTGCCTCAGCACTTGGGCCGCGATCCCTCTCGTAGTATTTAACTCCAAAGTCATGTATGCCTGCTCGAAAATGCTCCAGTGCTGATGCTTGACACAATACTTGAGCAGACCAGAGAACTTCTCATTCTCTTGGTTGGCAGGATTACTGACACGAGCACAATAGGCCATGTGCTTCTCTGCATCAGGTGTCACAGAAATCAGTTTGCAATCATTCATTCTTGTTCTTCCACTCCTTTCTTACTTTTTTTAAGTCTTTGATTTCTTCTTTAATCATCTGATAAGCATCTTCAGCAGTTATTCTACCACCCATTTCCATTGCAGCGATAACTTCTACTCTGGTGCCAAAATGCTGAAGTGCTCTTTCAAATGTATCCAATTCTTCGTACATAATACCTCTTAATCTGGGTAGCCATCATCGTCATTAAAAACCTCATCATAATCACCAACTGGATACGGAATATCCTCATACTCTGGTGTTTTGTATGCATCAACATCAGAATAAACTTCTGACTTCAGACATTCTACCAGAGATTCTAGATTTCTAATAATCAATTTAAGTTTCTCTTTATCCATTTATTTAAAAAGTAATTTAATTCCTGCTCCTACTCGGCCCCCGTCAAAATTACCAGTACTTGTTAGATATTCTGCAAATACTTTAATATTACCTCCATGTTCCACACCAAAGGAAACAAGAGGTCCGCTAAAATCATTGGAATTATCAAAACTAGGACTATTAAGTGATAGTCCACTGTAAAGTGTCGTATCATATCCCAATGGTGCAAGAAATTTTACACCCGCATGATTAATTCCTGGGTTATCATTGCACTGTCTTGGTGATGATATGTGTTCTGCAAATAATCTGATACTTTTACTGATATCATATTGAACACCGAGAGATCCAATTGGTTCTGTTAGGGTAATTTGTTCATTGTCCCAAGGACTGTAATTGATACCAACATAAGTTTCAATTTTATCTGGTGTGGCAACTCCCAATACTACTGTTGAGATTGTGCCAAGGATTGTAGCTGGACCGATGCAAAAATCCATGTGAAGTATCCATTATAAAAGGATTTCAAATATAATTATAAACATTAAAAAAGGACCTGTCAAGGTCCTAGTTTTTTACTTTCCAGTTTTTTGTGCCTCTGGATTTTAATAAAACCCATTTGGCGTAATTCACACCACGATAAGTTAAAAACGCAAAAGTTTTTTCTGGATCGTGTATGTCTGAGTCATATTCTGGAAGATCATATTCAAATCTGATCTTCAGCATTTTTCCACCTCAAACTTTACTGAGGAGGACGATCTCGCCGTAAAGTAATCCAATAAATGCCGCACAACCTAGGGACATAAGTCCAACCATTTGTAGTGCTTCCATGGCGATCACTTGTTATAGGTGTGACCGCGATAGCAGAAGGTTCCGTGAACCTCATCAGTAGCTCCTTGCTTGCACTCAAACTTGACACCACGATAGGTAGTCATAGCAATTTGTGCATCATGAAGAGCTGCTGCTTTCTGGATTTGGGTTTTGATGATGTTAAGCGTGTTCATTTGTAGTCTCCTGAAATACTAGGGATTTTTAGCCCCGTTCCTTCAGTCGTTTGCGTCCCAATAGTATCTACATTCTGGTACAGATTCCTTTACGGTCTCTACCAACTCCACTACCACTTTAGGTGATAGTTCTGATCTGTTCTTTTGGATCCTGAAGATTAATGCATCAGCATCAGAACACATCATGCTCGAATAGAGTAGCAAATCAAACATGGGATGAACGCTCCGTTCCGCGACTTACTTGCGTCCTATGTATACACTCCGCCACATTCACCTTCTACTTTTGACTTTAAATATCCTATCAGATTCAACTTTGACCTAAGGTCAAGGTTTGGATCTGCTTGGATCTCGACTCGTCTTTGTAAGAACCTTTCACACGACATATGCCAACCGTAAGGTGAGCCGTCCGAATGATGGGCAAGGGTGAATGCCAACAGAAGTGTTAACATTGGATGAACGTATGGCCATTATATGGCCTTTGACTTATTTAGTCAAGTTGTTTTGTAACATGTGATACAAAAATCACAAAACTTCTTTTGTTTGAAGGTAGTGAAGAGTCTCTTTCAATGTCCCACGATGCTTGAGTCCAATCGCAATCTGTGGATACTCTGCTTCTGATCCAAACTCTGCTCGGAATTGTCTATCACTAAAATCAACTCCAAGAAGAAACTCTTTGGTATCTTCATTAATACTATTCAAGAGCATCTTAGCTCTTTCGCACTCTTGACTTCCGTTGCTGTAAATTAGTGCTTGCATTTTTCTTCGTGATCGTATTCGATTACAATTTTTTTATGGGAAGTTGTCCTGTCACAGCAAATATGATATGTTGCTTTACCATCTAAAAGTTCTGCAATACTCTGAACAAGATTATCGGCAATAGATTTGTTTGTTACTTTTCTCCACTCTTCAGTCACGTTGCCTCCAGTCATCTGGTTTATCTTGTTTGAACCAATCTACAATTTCATCTGCACCATCAAACCCCGTTTTATAATTGGATGGGTCGGGGTCTCCTAGTCCCATCCTATTCATAAAATCATCCATACTACCTTCTTGAATATCTTGAGCAGCCTGGCGTCTTGCTTTATTCAACCAGTCCCTTGCAAGAGTATGTGCCTTGGCAAGTTTCTCTGCCCAAATCATATCTTCTAAAGGAACTTCTTCTTTATTAGCAATACATCTACAAATGGACTCTAGCCTAAGTCTGTATTGAGTAGAGAGCATGTTACTTCTTTCTAAGTTTAGATTCTAAGTCTGTTGCTTTTTGAAATTCAGCATGAGCATCTTCAGATCTCTCATGAATAATATCCATGAGATCTGCATAAATCACATCAACTTCAACATAATTGTCAAAGTATAGATCTAATGATTCTTTTAAGAATCTTTTGCGATGCCACTCTGGTGAGTATGGTTTGTAAATCATAATAATAGCGTGGTCCATGTGGTGACTATAGCAAAATTTCTTTCACTAGTCAACAAGTTTATTTATTTTAACGTTCAATATAACTCAAGGTATGATTGTTTGCCTTAAGTTGGTGAATGATGACATCACAACCTATTTTTGGATTACATTGACCGCATGTAAAAATATCTACTGCTGCTTCTCCCTTCTCTGGCCAGGTATGAATGCTAATGTGACTCTCTGATAGAAGACACACGGCAGTCACACCCTGAGGATCAAACTTTTTTGAAATGGTTTCTACTATTGTTGCTCCGCTACACTCAGCAGCACTCTCAATTAAATCACGAAGATAATGTTCGCTATTTAATCGATCAAAATTACATCCATAAAGGTTGAGCAAATAATGTTTACCCATTTAAGGGTCTCCCATTCTTATCGACTAGGCCCAGTTTTTTGATATGGGACAGATTTGACCTTTCAGATTTTTTCTGCTTCTTATAATTTTTAATTATATTGTCTATTTCTTTTTTTAAAACTCGGACCTTTAGATTTTTTTCCTCCTCAGTAGGGACAAATCCAACTCCACTTTCTTTTGACTCTTCTTTTGAATCCACATAATCATTGATTGTCTCTTGAATTTCATCTCTGATGAGAGATTCTATTTGTTTTCTAAGATCTTCGTCATTCATTTTCTCTTCTTTTCTTTCTTTGGTTTGATTCCCCAAAGTTTTGGGTTGACTGTACCGTATCCAAAATCAATTTTTTGAACTGCTCCTGGACCATATTTGTCATAGTACATGTCAAATAGTTTAGAGGTTTTTGTGCAGCGAGTCAAGTCAATGTACTCTGTCCCGCCGACAACATACCAAACCAGTCTAGCATCATTTGGAAAAGTTTTATCATTAGCTGCTTCAAGAGTAGTCTTCTCAAGAAGAATCTGGCAACTATAATCAGATGGATTTACACTATTGATTTCTGATCCGAACTCTGCCATTTCTTTCTCTTGTTCTACAGCAACAGTCATGAACGACCTCCCCATTGGATATCTGGATATGCTTGTTTAACAACATCGAAACTGATGTTGTATTTAGTTTGTAACTTTTTGTCTTTACAAAGGCAAAGGATGTCTGCTTCTTCTGGATGGAGAACCTCTAGAATTTGAATAAACATAGTCTCTCTACGAAGAGAAGAAAGACTATCGTTACCACCTTTGACAAAGTTATAGAGTTGTTTATACTCTCTCCTCAAAGAAGTGTGATCAGTTCCGACTGGAACTTCATTCTTTTTATATGGAACAATACCTTCTGGAAGCATGGAGATCACACTTTCATCAAAGTTCCAAATGAAGAGACTCTTCAGAGAATCTGTTTCATACTCCTTCAAGATTTCTGCTTTCTTAGCCTTAGAACGCTGCTTAGATGCAAGGTTAAGAATTTCAAAAATAAATGGATTTGGAGGTAATTTCTGAGGAGAAGTAGTTTTTCTTTTCGCTCTAGTCTTCGTCGTCTTCTTCTGCGGTGTTGATGTCATAGTCATTTTCAAAGCGTACTGCTAAAATTTCGTCCGGAAAAATGTTTCCATTTTCATCGAACATTTCGGGATGTGTGTATGCAAGGTTTGTGGTTTCGTATACTTGTTGTTTTGCTACCCAACCAACAAGTCCGCCTACCAGGAGAAACATTATAGAAAACAAAGCCGAAAAGGTCAGAGTGATTGCAAGCATGATTTTCTCCTCCTGAGATTAACTCTTTCTAATGTCTAGTCCTATTTCAAAGTGAAAGTGTATCTCTCGTTTGAAAAGAGAAATAACTTTACCAAATATAAGATGGAAAGTCTTTGGTTTTTCTCTTTTAGGCCTCCTTTTTCTTAATAAAAGCTCGAAACCTCTATTAACTTGAAGTTCTGCTTTATTTAGATTGTTTTCATACATTACTAGATCACATTATTTTCTCTTAGATATTTCACGGTTTCCATGCAACCTCCAAGTTTTTTGTCTTCTAATGTGACCTGAGGAAATGTAGATCCTTCACCAAAGTGTGAATAAAATTCTTCTTTGGTGAAGTCTCTTTCCAGTTTATATACAACATGTTGTTGTTCAGATAACTCTAGCACTCTTTTAATCTTAGTGCAATAAGGACAACCGTCCTTTGAATATACAATAAAAGCCATTTTCAATAAACCGTGTTTTTTCTTCTCCCATATGAGAAAAGTTTTTGTTTTGTTTCAAATCCAATCCATTTAATGATTGCTTCTTTTCTATCCTCATCAAAAAATTCTTGCTGAGAATACCATTCTAACCAATTGTGATGACTTTTAGACCTGTTGCATGATTCACAACAGGCTACCACATTGGTTATAAAGTCACTTCCTCCTTTACATTGAGGAGTGACATGATCGATTGTAATCTTTTGTTCTGATCCGCAATAAGCACACTTATATTCCCATTTATTCTTTATTGACTGCCTCCATAGTCTTCTCGCTTCTGCCGATTGTGATGTCTTAAGGTTGAAGAGATAGTGTCTAGGAGAGGCATAAAGATCCATAAGCGTGTATGAACTAAAAGTATTTAGTTAGATCAACCTTCTTCGACCACTTCCTCTGTATCTTCCAATACTTCCAATCCTTCTGGATCAGTCTGAGCGTCTTCAATCATATTGAGTGCCTCAAGAGCACCATTAAGTCTTACGAGTTGTTGAGACTGTCTTGCAACTTCCTCTCTGAGTTTTACAAGATTTTCTTCGGTGGTTTTGATTTGACCAGTGAATTCTGCGATCAAAAAATCTTTCGAGTACTTTTCTTCCATCTTTATAATCAATAGTTAATAATGGCATAATTATATATGCTAAGAAAATTATACCATATTGTACGGTCATTGCAACACTTATACAGTGAATTCACCCATCGAATAGATGTATGCCCGACCCATCATTAACCAATAAGGTGTGAATAAATCTACAAAGTGTTCATCAACAAATCTAAATTTTTCATCAATGACGGTTCTCCCAAGAACTTTGAAGTGTGCCTTAGAGAGTGCCAGAAACTCCTCCATGGCATCATTATCGTTCTGCTTAAATCCACGAACATAAAGGTCTCTTGCCTCGTTCATTATCGGATGACACTCTTCTGGAAGAACGACCTCTGTTCCATCTGGTAATGGTAATACTTTGTTCTTGATTGTCCCCATAGAAAGTTTCATACACTCTCTAGTCTGTTCTGTAGAGAGAGCTCTTTCATCACCATCTCGGAATGCATACTGAACGCAACCATTAGTGCATTCAATGACACGGATAAGTGCTGTAGCATCCAGAACTTCTGGACTCTGTGACAACCAAATATCCTTCCAGTATTGATAGTAATTAGTAGACATAAAAAAAGAGGATCTTATGATCCTCAGTGTATCATTCTTCGTTTTGTTTGTAAAGATCTTCTAGTTTTTCTCTAGAAAGATCGACATACATTACTTCATCACCAGGGGCAGGAGCTTCTGGATGACGTGGTTTGGGTTTATTCATCTCCACATTAATGGATTGAATGTTAGACCACATCATCGCAAATGCAGCACCTGCAATAATAGCAAAGCAAACGAAGTAAAAGAATACTTCAAATCCATTCATCGCCATGTCCTCTTATTGAAGTCAATGCTGTACTCCACTCTCTTTTGACACTCTGGAGTGCCATCATGATATGGAACAACTCCTAACTGCCATGCTACTTCATCACTAGCACCAAGACGTTGTAACTGTGCATAGTCCCAAGCAGCAGTTGCTGGATGGCAAGTGGGATATGCTGGAAATCCAACAACAGCAGCCATAAGACTAAGGAATATCACAGTGCATTACCTCTAGGAAGAACTTCTTCTGGGAACACAAAGTTTTCATGTGGTTGGTCTACAGTTGCCATCCAGTTACGAAGACCTTCATTCAAGAGAATGTTCTTGGTGTAGAAGGTTTCAAACTCTGGATCTTCCGCCGCACGGATTTCTTGTGAAACAAAATCGTAAGCACGAAGATTAAGTGCGAGACCAATGATGCCAATAGAAGAAGTCCAGAGCCCCATAACAGGGACAAACAGCATAAAGAAATGTAGCCAGCGTTTATTGCTAAAAGCGATTCCGAAGATCTGAGACCAGAAACGGTTAGCTGTAACCATAGAGTACGTCTCTTCCTCTTGAGTCGAATCAAATGCTTTGAAAGTGTTTGCTTGTTCACCGTCTTGATACAAAGTATTCTCTACTGTAACACCATG